TTCCACCAAAAATCTATTTTAAGAGTGCCTTTAATCACATGGAATATATTGGTTTTTTGATTGTGCTTATGCTCTGAGCAGTAGCCGCCCTTCTTAATATCGAGATAATGTACTGTTGAGGTTGAATTCCTAAATATCTCAACGGTTGTACCCCATACTTTTTTCTCTGGTTTACAATCCCACTGAGGGACCCAATCCGCTCGGCTACTGAATTTTGTTGTGGGAGATGCACAATCAGCATAAACCATCACATCAACCGTGCGTTTTAATTTATGAGCTACCGCAATCCTATGCCCACCATTTTCAATCCACCGGCACTTTTTACAGTAATATAATGGCTCAAATTTCTTTTCATCGAAGTTATCTACTATGCTATTGACTTTCTTTGTCCACCTTTTATTCTGAACATCTTTAGTTCTAAAAGAAGCATCGACAGCCTGTTCATCGAGACTTACATTTGTTACAAGGGTATCTGCCGGATATTCATAAAGAGATGAGCCTTCTTTATATCTTATGATATGTTTCATTGGCCTACCTCTCGCTTTAGATGTCGGCTTGCTTGGTAGAATTCAATAACAGGTTCTCCAAGTTCTGACATTGAATCGAATATCTGACAATACGAATCTGGAAGTTTAATAAAATTAATATTGCTCTTATTGCGGTCTAACACTGTCTTGAGATTATGTTGCTCCATTGCAATTCTGGCAAAAGAGTTTTTATTCTCATTTATCCATTCCTCTACAAATCTATGAGTCTTGTTATTGTTTTTTAAGAAGATAGCTCCACTGAGCAGTTCTATTCCGCTCTGCCTAGGACTCTTTTTGTATTGACTCCAATCGACAATACAGACAGATATATCGGCTTTTGTTTTTAGAAGGAAGTCTGGCATTTGGAAAACAGCGCTGTCGGCATCGAGCCAGACAATGTTTCTGCCGGGGTGCTTATCGAGCATTTCCTTCAGGAAGGTTGCCTTATAATAAGTATTTTTCTTCCATCCCCCGAGGCTGTCGATTCCTTGAATATCATAATCAAGATTAAAATTATTGAGGGAACCCATGAGACGATGAGCTTCTTTCTCATATCCGGTATTTTTTGTATAATATGAGACAAAGAGAGGCTTTTCTTCTACCTTTATTTTTTTCTCATTCAGTACATTTTTTACCTCATCAAACTTAAAACACTTCAAGGCTGATTCAGGATTTAGATTAATTACCTTTATTCCTCTTTTCTCCCAAGCAGGAGCGACTTCATGTAGATAGTCCCGGAATGTTTTATAGACACCTTCGCTCTGTTTGTCAGGGTATCCATCATGGAACCATCTTTGATTGCCCTTACCGTCACCTTTCATATCGAATCCGAGAAGGTATATTTCCTTTGCCCCGAGTTCTATTGCGAGATTAATAGATGCGTGGCCGGAGTTCGTTCCACAAATGCCGAGGTCCGGGACCGTAAAAATATTATCCGGGAAACAGAAAGTTCCGTTATTAAGCCATACCTGATAGCCCCCAAAGTTTTCATATCTAATCCGGGCTTCCTCTCCCAATTTGCCTCTTACGAGCCATCCCCATACCCTTGTGTCCATAGAAAAAAGGATTGTGGGGTCATACTTCTCTATTGCCCTATTGATGCCAATAGAAAGCTCACCTTCGAGAAGCTTAAAGTTGAAGTCTTTCAGGCTTGGGCCGCCCCCGACTATAAAAACTCGTTGATTTGCCCATGAATTTCGAGGGACAGCATCAAAAAAGATTTTCGATTTTGCGAGATTGTAATTTAATATTTCCTGATTAGGACTTAGATTAGGATTCTGTGCCAGATTAGGCCATTGCCTGATACGGTCAAGACGGGTTTTTTCTTTGATTTTATTGAGAACACGCTTGTCGGACATTGTAAGAATGGGGGATTGCTTTTCTGCGGCATCTTTGCTTTTTAATTGGTTTTCTTTGATTCTTTTATTCTGTAAAACTTTCTTAGTGTCGGACATGCGAACGATGGTCATTGTGAATCCTTTTCTTTAAATGAGGGGGGGATATTCTCCCCCCCCAATCTTAATTAAGGCGATGCAAATTACGATGTTGAACAGCGAACGAGTTGTTTTGTTTCTCCAATCGCTCCACCGTACCGTAACCATCCTGCAACGAGGTTTGCATAAGCTAATACGTCAGGCTGACCCGTAAGAGTCAAATCCATTCTGTATCCACCCATCATCTTCCGTTTCGGGAGAATTACATAATACTCTGTTGAACTCGAAAGCATCGTTGTGTATATGACCCGGACGTTGAAAACTGAGTGTCCAGTGCTTCCTGCATACGGCTGTTGAACCAGTCCGAGCGCTCTTGCAAGCCGCTCTTTGAGTTCCACAGGAGCCAAGATAATGAACTCGGCATCCGCAGTTGCATCAGCAAAGAGATTACGAGTACGGCTAAGAATATCCGTACAGGCTTGATTGATGGTGCGAATATCCCTCAACGGAACATAATTCTCGTTCGTGTTGGGGATAGCGCCTTCAACCACTCTCCATTCTTGGTCGTATGTTGCCGCAACCGCATCGATAAGAGCATAGAAGTTTGTAGCCCGAGAGCTAAAAGCTTTATTCCTGAACGAAGCGGCAGTATTTTCGATGGTCCACCAATGATTGTCGTCAAACCACACTTTCAACCATTGTAATGCTCCACCGTAGAGGTCAAATGTTACGGTTTCCCTTGCACCTGACATCTTGTAAACTCGGGCTTTATCGCCCTGCTCGACTTTATTAAAGGATAAGCCGTCTGCAATATCATCGATGTAGAACCCTGACTCCCGGGTTCCTGTGAAATCGATAATGTCAAAGACTTGCTCGTAACCTCTGTCAAAAGCCGTAAGCTGTTGATATTTTCTGATTGCGGTAAGAACTTCTGCCGGGAAATCACCGGAAGCTGTGAAAGCCTGAGCCGGATTGCCATGTCTCGAATAAGCTTCAGCCATAACTAAAGCTTCGGGAGAACTTGGGATGTCAAAAAATGCTTGGATTGCTCCGTACACTTTTCTAACATCATTCGGGTTGTATAAGTTAACACCATCCCAATCAGAAACAATTTTTCCTTTAAACATTTTGTATTGTCTCCTAATTAACTTACAACTCCGAGTGCGCCAATAAGCGTGATTTCGACAGTAGTATCACCAACAGCACCGTTTTTCTGAACGATACCGCATGGAGTATTGCCGGATGCGGTTTGTGTAACCGTTTCTGCGGAAGAGTCGAAATAGACTTTACAGCCCACTTCCCATACTCCCGAATCTCCGGCTCCTGATGCCATAGCCGCACAGGGAACAACAATACGAGTTGCTTCCCATACGAATACATCTGCGACACCAGTTGCCTTTGTGGACACAAAAACACCGACAACATCGTTGATTTTAGCCATATCTCCGGCTGTAACACCCGAATGACCGTCATACTCAAAAACTGTATAAGTATCACCGAGAGTTGAGGACCGGAGTTTAAAGGCAGTACCACCGATAGCCATCTTTTACACTCCTAAAAGGATTAAAAAATTAAAGTATTACATAAATAAATATTTAGACAATTTGGGCTGCTTTTTCTGCCGCACCCCCCGGGATAAGGTTGTTTTTACCGGGGTCAGATAGGTCGCCTCTGAACGGAGCCTCAGATGTTTGGTTTTGGGGGTTAACGTGTGCGTTCGTCTCATTAGTTTCAGTGTTTTGCGAATTCTCGTTTTCTCCCACAACTTTCACACCCAAAATCTCTGCTACCGATTTGAGCTTTTCCAACCCGGTATCAACAAACTTATTCAAATCTTCCTTCATTGTTGCTTCATCTGTGGCTTCGGTTCTGAAATTAGTAAGTTCAGAAGTTAGATACTTCGCCTGTGGTTCAGGAAGCTTTCTTTCACCGATGATAGCACCGAGGACACCCGTTGATTTAAGTACGAGGTTTTCGGACTTCAGAGTTTTTGTCTCTTTTGCATGTGTTTCGTCTGCGGAAGTGATTTGGCCTTTAAGTTCGTCCATCTCTTTCAGGTGTCTTTGGTTCTGATTCCACAAATCATGCTTTTCGGTTTTGATATGCTCGACAACAATGTTGTCTGCCTTGAGCGTCTCAGCATCGAAAATGTCAGAAGGTTTGTGTTGACCGGTTGCAACTGCATTCTTAATGTCTTGGATATTCATTACATTGTTTCCTTCTCCGGCAAAGGCTTGCATAGCCCCCACCAAGGTTGCTTCAGGAAATCCCGGTTTGTCTGTGGCTGAATTACCGAGTGCTATTCCTGAGATTTTGTCTATTGCAACAGGCCAATTTGCCACGCCATCCGTTTCAGTTGCAATATTCGTTTCTATCGAGGCGACATTAAACGGTTTCTGTTTAAATTGAGGATAAACATATACTGCGGCAAGCACATTCAGCTTATCTCCAATGTTTTGAAGCGACTTTCCAACAACTTCTCCAATCTTGACCCTTCCTTCATGCTCGTTTCCAGTAGGCTCATGCTTCTCAAATAGCGGAGTGCTGATTGGAAGTTTTTCATAAATGGCATTTACAGCGCCTTTTAGGAAAGTTGTAACCCTGTGTCCCATTCCCGGGAAAGTAAGATTGGCATCGCCTTCATGCCCAACCGAAAATACTTTAATCTCGGGATGTTCCTCTTTTGTCTTAATCTCATTAAGCTTTTGAGGGTCTACTATTTCCTCAATTTCTGCCTGAGACATCGCTTGCGCTGTTGCCAGAAGGGATATTTTCATTGTTTGGACTCGTTTGGGTTAATTGTTTTTTCTTAACATCTACTTCTATTTTCTTAATTTCCTCTTTAATATCAATATCAGAACTCAGGAATGATAACAATGTTTCCAGAGAGATTGCATTCGCCATATACATCGGGAGATAAGTGTCTCCAATAAGCCTTAGCTTTTCAGAAGATGAGAACGGTAAAATTGCATTCACGGCATCAGGTCTGAGGTTTTGTTTAAAATTCTCATTATACATAACGATTGCCTTCTCGAAAAGCTCATCATATCCTGATACCCATGTCTTGCGCTCTTTGGTTGTGGAAAGTTCAATAAGTTCAAGAAGATTCTCTGCGGTGGCTCTGTTGCTCAAAAGGTCCGGGTATCCTAAAAAGTGGACAGGTACACCGGTTGTGCCTGATATAATCTTTATATCACCCTGAATTGCTTCCATGATGGTTGTATATCCCTCACCCTGATAGCCTTCAAGCGTGAACTGTGCGGTAGTTACAATCGTCATGCCTAAGCGCCAGTTGATAGTATTTAAGACGTTTCGCAACTGTTTAGCCTGAGCTTCAGACTCTACCTTAAATACAGGGGTCGGACTTGCATAAAGATGGTTGTTCTTTCTCCAATCGAACAATTCTTTATCGAGATATTCCATGTGGGCAAGAACAAAGGCAACTTTTGGGGGAGTATTATTCACCATTGAGGCAGTACCACCGAACTTCAGATAAACAAATTCGGGTTCAGCGTAATCAAAATTCTTCGATGTGTCAGAGCTTTCGTACTGCGCCCTGACATAATGGGAAAAATCTCCCTTCTCTGCGGTCACTTTATATGGCGCTTCCTTGTAAGGCTTTAAAACAACCCTGATATTCTTTTTCTTTTCATCCGGGGAGATATGTAGAAGTGACTTACCCTCAAGTTCACTCATTGTAGCCCATTCGTGGGGTCTATCCTCATTGATGTTGTTGAATTCCATGAACTCATTGATAAATTTAAGCTCTCTCTCTATATCGGGATATTTTTTAGAGCTTCTTACCTGTACGCCTGAGCCAATTTGGAAAGCAGACCGAACATCTACGATATTTTTGCATATCATACATCCCCAATCTGCCGTGAGATTGTATTTGTTACTGAGTGCATTTATTTGAGAGGAATAAGTGTTATAGGGGTTTCCGGTGTAATGCTTGTTCTGAGCGTCCACATCCTGCACATTGGATAAAGCAACGTCAACTGTAGCTTGCATAACTTTCATGTGTTGTCGAAGGAATTTAAGGCTTCTATCGGATTGAATTATCCGATATTCTCTATCGAATAACTCAGTTGCCTTACTGAGAATATTCATAACTTGCCCACATTTAAGTATAGTTAAGTTGCTATATAGCTATTTGTAAGCAAATTATATTAAAGAATCTTTTTTGTCAAGCACTTTTTTATATTGGATTCGTATCATGGTCTAAAACTTCGGCCCCTACGTTACCGCCTCTGGCAATTTTCACATCGACAAAATATCTTATTTCATCCATTGTATGGTCCATTGCTTTTACGATTACATAATTACCGGCAGGAAGCTTCTTTACTTTGTAGCTTGCAAATTCTCTGCGGCATTCCTTGCAGATTCTATTGAAAAATATTTTAGGGTTCCCGAGTGTGGGGCTGAGTGCTGATTTTACATTCTCTATTCCGGGGTCAACATCAGTATTTGGAAGGTTCACTTCTACATTCAACCCACTGAGTAAAAATTCATCTTCCCATTCCTCAATACAATCAGGCCGCCTCGGGTCTGGAATCATTTCTACTATATTCTTCCACCAAGGCGCTTTCTTGCACTCTTTTATTACTTTACCGTTGGTAGTTTTAGCCTTAAAGACTTCCGTAACTCTGATATACGCATCATCTCCGAGTTCAGGGGGCGCTTCCTGCCATACACCTACCGAGAAAGGGTTTGCTCCCCCAAAGTCAACAGAAATATATACGGGCGCTGAGAGGTTAAGCCTTGCATTTACTAAATGTATTTCCTCATCCCATTCTTCTTGATATACCAAGTCTCCACGACCTGTTTTTATGCACAACCAATCTCGTTGTATTGAATCCCATGAAAGGGTATTGAGCTTTTCAATGAAGTCCTGAATCTTGTAATACCCATCTGCTTCCTTCATGTGTTCCCCCGGACAGAAAGAGGCAAGGGGGCATGTTGAACATTCAAAATCTACACACGCCTCAAGGCATTCCCATACGCAGTACCGATAAACTTTATGACCTTTTTTTGCGGCCCGAGCGATAGCTAAATCCATCTGACCGTTCACATGATGATTTGTACTGAACATTCCGAGGACAGAGGGATGCCCAAATTTTGACTGAGGAATAGACAGGGCATACTCATAGATGATGGGGTCAATCTCATCAACCTCATCGAGCTTGAGCGATATTGTGTGAGGGCCTCGAACAGATTTTGGGGAAGCTGTAAGGATAGAGACTTTTGAGCCGTTCTTTAAATTGCCAGACTGTTTCAATAGCCCGGGATGCTTAAACAATTCTTTTTCTGTGTTTGTGATGTCAACAAATTCCCTCATAGCATCATAAGATAATTGAGACTGTCCCTCAGAACCACCGAGAATCTTTGTGGAGTAATTTGGCTTCGTAATTGATTTATAGAAGGTATCAAGTCCACCATAGATATACGTCTTTGAACCGCCCCGGTTCGCCCATATCACATAATAATTTGACTTATCAAGAATTAAATCACAGAATATATCAAAAGGGGATATATGGTTAGGGTTTACAATAAGCTCCCCTGTCTCCCTGTCGGTAATTCTGCAATTAACTTTCGTCCCCACTACTGGCCGGTTCATCGCTTTCAGGAACAGCATCACTTCCGTTACTGTCTTTGCCGGTTTCAGAATCAGCCTGTTCAGTATATCCTTCCTCAATATCTTTTGGGCGAGAGCTAAGGAGTTCGATTTTTTGTTCATCGGTCATTTTTCCTAATTGTTTTTTCATTTCATTTTCTGCTCGGGACTTACCATCTTCATCCTTCCCGGCCAGTTCGATGTATAGCTTGATAAGTTCCTTCTCTGCATTCACTAAATCAAGAAAATCCTTTGCATGTCGTATGTCAAATGTTGGGACAAGTTTTCCTTCTTCATTGACAATAAAACAGCCCTCAATCACTTTACTTATTTGGTTCACTACTCCCCTGACTTGCGTCTGCCCCTCTACCTCGTTAATAGTAGGAACTGGGTTGCTTAATGAGCTATCCATGCCACGCACATAGTCACTTGCTTCAATAACACGTTGCCGCCAGTTAAAACTAAGCGCCCATTTCTGGACGCTCGTAATTGTTGTCTTAAAAGCCTCTGCAACGAGTCGATATGTACGCTCCGGCCCAAGCTCAAGATAGTATTTATAGGCCTTCTTGTGTTTGTACTTCTCAGTTTTGAGAAGGTGCATATAATCAATCTTCGGCTGTGTTGAGGCTGTATCCGTCTTTTTCTTTTTTACCATCCTGATTTTCCTTCCCTACCCGAATTGCAACCCACGAACGATACATTTTAAGCAGGGCCTTATCCGGGTTTTCTGATTTTTTTGCAACATGATAATCTTTTAGGAATTGCTTTACCTTAAGAATGGGAACATTCTTGTCTTTCATTTCCTCATAAATAAGGTCATAAAGCCATTCAACATCTTCCATTACTTCCCGTTTTACATTGATGATAATATGGGGAAGTTTTGGTTTTACAATTTTACGTTCTTCTAACATGGTTTTTTAATCCTTTTATTCCTCGCCAGTTCATTTTTGATAGCACAGAGAATAAAGTGATGGCGAGATTTATACTTATCTCTATGCTTGCTAACCGATGCCTCAATATCATCGCTGAGTTCTGCTGTCATGCTTACTGATACGGGGTGAATCTTTGTTGCGGCCATAATTACTCCTTTATTAAGTCTTTAAGTGTGATTTCCTGTATCCTCGGAGTCCATTTACGGGCTTTCATGCCACGTTTTACTTTCAAATTTCGCCAACTCCATATTTCTATACGACAACCGGCCTTCAGCCAAGCTCTTGTATTTTCAACCTCATCAACCGTTATCTTTTTTACGTGAGACTGAAAATCCTGTCCGCATACCTGAATGCCAAGAGCATATTTATCTAAAACTAAAATATCAATAATGTTTAGCAAATCATATTTTTTACCGAACGGCATTGGGTATTTTCCAGTAACCTCAACTTTTCGATGGAATACGCCTTTATCTTTAAGGACCGCCAATGTTCTCTGCACCGGGGATGTGCTTGCCATTATTTTACCTCATCGGTTATTACTTCAACATCCATACCAAAAGCATCCATCAAAGATTCTTTTCTTAAATCATCCCTCATTAACCGGCCTCGGACATACTCAGTTGGAGAGTAAAGGGACACAACCTTATCTTTTTCAGAGATAAACCGCAGGGGGTCGATGAGTAACTTCATGTTTTCTTTTGAGAATTCAGCATTAAGCAGTTCATAAGCCTCGGGATGTGAGTCTTTAATGCCCTTTCCTTTTTTTATTATCTTTTGTTTTTTTAGTGACTCTTTATCCTCATCTTTTTTGTTAAACAGGCCGACATCAAGCATCTCGTCCTTATGGTATTTGATATACTTGTCCTGAATGTTTTGAGGAAGGCTTTTTGCAATATTGAGCATCCCAGTCCTGATGTGGGTATTGCTTCTTTTCTGATGTTTATAAAAATTCAGGATTATAATATATCCATCATCAAACGCCATTTTTTTGTCTTTAATAAAAGCGTTTATTATCTCCCTTATTTTCTTTTCGGGAATGGATGTGTCGTAAGAAATGCGCTCGGCAGTAATCTCAAATATGCCAAGTATGTTTGACATAGAGCTTGTAAGTAGGTTAATAAACACTAATTTGCCATCAACGTCAAGCTTCTTTATATACCCATCTTCCCAAAAGAAAGTATTTACATATCGATTCGTACCCTTCATCATCCCCCCATTTCGATAGTTGCGTATTCTTTTATTTTCTCTCCGAAAACGTCACCGAAGTCATTGTCTATTTTATCCTTGGAAAATGGGGTCGTTATAATGGTCTGCCGATGCTCAAAATACCGGGATGAAATAATTTGATAAAGAATATCTCGCCTGTGTTCTGTTAGTTTTATTGAGCCAATATCTTCGAGTACAAGTAAATCATAATCGACAATTCTGTTTGTTATGATGGCGTAATCTTCATCGTTTGCAATTTTCTGCTGAATGAGTGAGTATAATTGAGGCACAGACTGGAACCAACATTTATAAGGCCGGTTCTTACCGTATTTTAAGAGAAGCCCTATTGCTAAATGAGTCCTGTCTTTCCCGTTAATTATCAGACATTCGTTGGCTACAACTCTTGTTTTTACTTTTGAGGTATGGTCAAATGTGAGGTTTTCGAGAGTCATTGAATGTAAACCTGACGGGATTCCCATTTTTTCACAGAGTTCGGGGATACCCGTACTTTCAGTTATTTTCCCTTCGTAATTCTGTTCCTCTAATCGCCATCTCCTAATAACTGCCTGATAGTCCTGACATTTACTGTTCGCACAGAACCATCTTGGCCACCCTATTTTACTGTCAGGGTCGTTGATTGTATCTTCATACATCTCTTGTCCACATACGGTGCATTTAGGCTTTTCACCCCACGCAAGAGACGCAACCAACTCTGCCCTACCCTCACATATTACCCCGATGTTCTTTCTCACATCGTCAGGGTGTTTTTTTATAAAATTATTTATAAGTTTTATGTATTTCCGTGAGAAATACTCATGCTTTTTCATTATCTTCCTTCCTACATTCAACCATTATCTGAAATTGAGTGAGCTTATTAATAACATAATCTATTTCATAAAGTTCTATTATAACCACACTTGAATTATGGGTTATAAAAACATGCTTGTCATTAAATGACTCGACTTTAATCATTCTATAGGGTCGATGTTGACTGTTATTTTTTTGCCTCGCTTAACTTTAACCTCATAGTTTCCGCATACAAAATAATCCAAGTTTGCGGCTTTAATAATGTCCTTCGCTTGCTTATCGACAGTATCAAACTCTTTTTTTACTATCTTTAATGGATGGCGCTTATCAAGGATAGCTTCAAGCTTTGTGTCAATAAGAACTCGGGCGTGGGCCTCACGGTATTCATCAGGAAGGCAAATTGTTCTGTAAGGACAATACTGGCATATCTCGTCCTTATTGAGACGTTCCGGTAGCTTGTCCTCTATAACTTGAGCAATTTCATTTTTAATTGCAAGGTAATCAGTAAAATCATCTTCCTGTTTAAAGTCAGCGATGTCATGTATTTGATATTGTTCGAGAAGCATTGCTTTGATTTCGTCAACAATGACGTTAATATAATCACACTTTTTGAAGCAGTCCTTAACTATTTTCATGTCAAGCTCTACATCGAATTGCTTTAGCTCCCCGGTGTTTTTGTTTTTACAAAGGAAAAAGCCTCTTTTGACTCCCTTACCGTATATGTAAAGATTCATCTGACCGATGTATGCGAGATGCCAGTAATGTTTATTGAAATCACTAAGCTCTTGTACTCCTTGGAACGAATACTGGCTCATGGTTTTGAAGTCAACTACTCTCCGAACTCTGCTCTGTACCCACATACCATCTATATGACCAAATAGTCGGTGCTGAGGGAAAGATACCTCAGACTGTTGTTCAATAATCTCGACACCCATATCGAGTAAATCTCTTTGGATAATAAGCTCCTGCCGATTCCCTTCATTGAATATTACCTGAAGTCCCGGGTCTATGTCAGGTAGAGCGTCCCTGCGAACGAGGTCATATACAAGCTTTCTAACGCACGGAAACCCGATTGATGAACAGCGATTTGCGTGTTGCGGCCAAGGCTTTCCTGCTTGTTTTGCTACATGCTTATAGTACTTTTCAACGATTGTATCTGCCATTATATTAATCCCCTAAATTACCTCTTTGTGATGTGCGGCCCCGGTGGAAATCTCCCGGAAATATTGTCTTAACAATAAAGCCTTTGTCTCTCAACGGGGGCCGACATCTTTATCCGAGTATATTCTCGTCAATGTGAAAAACGAAAGAACAATTTGGACATTTTAAAGTTTGTCCTACTTTTTGTTTCAAATCCTCATGCTCGGTTTTGATTTCTTTTATTTCCTCATCCTTTTTGACGATAACACCCTTTACGAGTTCAAGGTTGCTTTCGGCAGTCTGAATTGTTTTTTTCGCAACACGCACTTCCTTTTTGGATGCTAAAAGCTTTTTATTCTTCTCATCCAAAGCACGTTTGAGTTGAGCGTTTTCTTTCCGAATCCTCGCTTGCTCTATACAGTCCTCATTCACCTTGCGAAGTCGTTCGGTTTCCTGCTCTTTCTCATACTTCTCCCTGCGGACCCGAGCTTCCTCTTTTGCTTTGATTTCGATGTAATGTTCCTGCTTGTCAAGATGGTCCTCGATTGGTTCAAGAATAGTTCTGTAAACTTTTGCGATTGCATCGATAGTCTGACCTCTACGGAGAGAATTCTCTTTCTTGCGCTTGCGCTCTTTTTCGAGGTCAAGCCGAACTCTTTGGATAACCTTACGCCCTACCCCGGCACGTTGCATGTCCACAATCTGAGACTCATGCGTGATGTTAATGTCAAATGCTTCCTTCTCCCACTCTCCGACAAGAGCAAAGATATTATTGAATGTTTCGAGGATTTCTTCGGCCTCTGTTTTCTGAAGCCCTGATTCTTTAACAATTACCTGAAGTTGTTTATTGTCCATGTTCTCCCTCTGTGTTTGGAATTAACTTATATTCCCAAAGGCCAGACTTAGCCCCTGAGCGCCTTTTGTCTACTGTGTGGCTACCATTACCCTCTTTTCGTAAATTACGCAACTGAGCGCTAATTGAAGCCTCTCCATCACCGGTTATCTCTGCTATTTCAGGAAGGCTACGCCACTCCCCATCTTTCATGCAGTCATAGATTCGATAAATCTGCCGGGTAAGCCGTTCTTTATCCTTTGCCGGTGTGTATTCTGCTCCGTGAAATGTTTCCATTGTCTTATTTTCTTGGCTGATTGGATTTGAAACAGGAATCATTACTCCTTTACGGTTTTTGCCAATGTTGCCAAATAAGCTCATTTGATTTTCCATGTTATCCTCAGTACATTTCTTGGAATGTAACAATATTTTGAATTAGTATTCTCATGCTTTCTACAAGGCTGTAATATACTTCATTTCCTACTCGTCTTGCTTTAATGATTCCGCTTAATCGTAATATTGTAATCTGTTGTGAATTTAAAGACTGCTTCATACCTACTGCTTTGGCGATAGCACCAGACTTTACTTCTGTACGATAGAGAAGAAGTATTACAATTTGGAGTCTTTTTGTATGCCCAATGGTTTTTAGAATTTCTGCTGTTCTTTCAAATTTCATATTATCCTCGGTTTAATGTTGGGGGCTTTAATAGGGCTTCCACCGCTTCAACCACACGGTAATTTAATCGATATTATCCTAACCGCTACAAACCCGGACATCGTATAAGGAATTACGTCCTGACCCTCACCGGAGTCTCGCCCCCTCAAATTATTTAAAATGGTAAATCAGGCTGATAATCATCATCATCTCCATCGACCGGGGGAGAAGGTGGCACATCAGGTTTGTCAGGTGCAACAAGTTCCGGGGGAACCTCAACAGGAGCTTCCTCTGCCGGTTGATTCTTCTGAGCCTTGAGATGTTCGTGATAATCGTCTCTAATTTTATCGATGTTGTATTTGACTTGATTCTCAGTGAGAAGTTTAACAGACCGCTTACCCTTCATTTTCTTTTTGTCCTTCGTTTCCCATTGAGTATATCTCTCAAGCATGTCTGCGGCAATTTCTTTATCATCGTTTGACATGGACATGAGCATCATGGCAATCTCATGCTTTGATTCTACTGTCTCAGGGTCAGAAGCACCCTTATTACCGCCCTGAGAGCCGCCCTTAAACTCAACCTTACCAATCTTACTCGTATCGAATCCAAGGTCTTTCAACTGTTCCAAAGTGATACCTGAGAGGCCAAGAAGCCGGGAGATACCGTCACGATACATCTTTGTCCGGGCAACACCTTCCATGTGAGTGATTTCAATATTATCAACTTCTTTATATCCTTCACTCGTTTTGCCTAAAAGCTTAAAATGAGTATCGCATTCTCCAAAACCAACATCGAGCATTTGCCCCATTTTAAATGTTGCACGATACGTTACTCTCTGGCGCTTTGCAGTATCGCTTTCGAGTATTTCTAGGCCTCGGAGAGGAATGCGCTCCATATCCATTACAGAGATACCAAAATATTTCTTCAGTTTAACGCATCCATGTCCTTCGAGATAAAGCGTTTTTCCGAACATTGTGAAATCGCTTGGATAAAGCTGTTGGATTGCAAGCTCGGTTATTTTGGTAATTGCCTCGTTCTTACGCCTTACTTGGTCTACATACCGGTTCACTTCTGCATCTGAATTAAAAGTTGGCATATCGCTCGACTCACCGGGAGTAACTACCATCCGGCCTTCACGCACAGGAACTATCTGAGCATCTTCAATTCCCATCTCTTTGTCTAAATCATCAACCATTTGAAACCTACCTTTCTCTCCCGGGGGAGTTTGGTTTGAAATCTATACAAGGCTCCCGGGAAGACCTTATTTGAAATCTGTCAGTACGTACCGGGAGACATCCCCGGGGCATCCGTAAAATTGTTTGCGCAATGGCATAGGTTTATTCTACGGAATCTTCCCGGGAATGTCAAGTTTATAGCGTTATAACTATATTAGACTTTACTTAACTTCTTCTCCCTTTTCACATATTAAACACGTAAGACTTAAAAAGGTTCCAATTTATTTTATTTAGCATTTCAAAAGATTTTTCTTGACAGAATGAAATAAAGGAGTATATTGTTACTTAACTTAACTTACTAACCAAATAAAGGAGACGGAAAATGAGTAACATGAGTTATTGTAGGTTTCAAAACACAGCGCAAGACCTTGAGGACTGCCAAGACCATTTTGGCGATAATGATTTAAGTGAAGATGAAAAAGAAGCACGGGGATTTATATTACAAATGAGTATTGACATTGTTCACGATTATGGAGATGAATAATATAACCTATTTACTAACCAAACAAAGGAGACGGAAAATGGCTGAGAGGAAAATTAAATTTATTTCCAAAACTGTTAAATGGTTTGATAAAGTAAATGGTAATACATACCATAGCAATCGAATCATAAGAGTAAAAGACAGTAAAACGATTGTAACACCTTTTACTTATGGATACGGGGAGCAGTATAAAACTACGGCATTAGAAACTATGCAAGAAAACAAATGGATTCCCCGGAAGTATTGGAATGAAAATAAATGGTGGTATTGCCGTGAAAACAATTATCCGATTCATTGGGAAGTTTCTCATGGATTAAAACGTGATTGTATTGCAAACGGGAGTATATAACACTATGACCTATTTACTATTGTTTCTTGTCTCATATACTGCAATCGTTATAACGGTCGGAACAGTATTGCATTTTAAGACAATCCGGTTTATAAAGAATGACACACAACAAAGATGCTTAGATTTAGAGTCTGAAATACAAAACTTTTTATGTGATATGGAAAGGGAATAGAATGCACTCATATTTTAAAATTGTTATTAAGTATGATGAAGAACATCCCGAAGCAATAAACGAATTTCAAATTCAAGAAGAACTTATAACGGTGTTTGAGGCAAAGGATATTGATTGTGTAATTGATGTTTATGATTTAAAACAGTAACACCGGGAGAAAGAAATTTGAATTCTCACTTGAAAACTATTATTTGAAAGGCCTTATTTGAAATATAGGGCCTTTTTTTATTTGAAAACGTTTGACTTGAAAACTATGTATTCCGAGGCCGAGAATTTTTAACCAAAATAGTAAGAATAATAAATAATAATATAGTATTATCACTATTTCTAATTATCTCACTCCCCTATTGCGATATTGTTTTATCGAATAGATAAACGATAATATTTTATCTTTAAACTATTTTTAATCCCCGGAAAATAAATTGCATTTTTTACTTGACAGAATCAATATTAATGTTATATTAAGTTAAGTTAAGTTATTTTATTAATATTAATTTTTATTGAAAGGTGTACGCAATGAAAAAACATTTATCGAATCATTCGGAAGTATTACATTTTTGGGCCAATGAAAAACAAGATACGGGATATTGTGGAAACATTGAATTTGAGAATAAAACGATTTATTCTTATGGACATCATTTTCCAATGGCCCGGCATATCCCCGGTGATTATGTTTTAATAACAACAAGAAAAGACTCAGTAACAACTGCCGGTCATTTGTCGGGATGCTTAAGCGCTATTCCGGCCCATAAAACAGTTATATATTGTGATTATGTTTTCCCGTTGGGATATTATAGCAATGATGAGGATTTATTTTTCCCGATGGAATCACATATATCCAATTTACAAATTATGTGTACTGAATTGGAAGAAATAAAATTGCGTTTTAAACATGCAAGAATTTACAAAGAACATTATTTAAATGATTATTCCCGAAAACTTGACAATATGATATTATATACAACTGTTTTTAAGATTAAATCCAAAATCCCTTATGCAATAAAACAAGTTATTAAGGCCGGGCCAATAGTAAAAGACGAAAAATATTTTAAATGGGAAAAAAGAAAGAAAGAATTAGATATTATTAATCAAAAAAAAGAAGTAGAAAGACAGCGACAATATGCAATAGACAATAAAGAAAGACTTGA